TGGTACAATGTCAACTACAGATATAGGTCGCGACATCCCGAAAAGGCTCGCAATGGACGACACGCTTGACGCGGCCATCTCAGTGGCACGAGCGTAGTCACCTATAACCGGAATATTCTTCAATTTTCCGGCCATGCGTGCTACTGCTGTAGCAGGACGAGAGATGGGACCCTTACCATACTCGTCTTCTCCTCCCATTTGTGGTACAAGGCCAACAACTTCTGATGAAGTTGGTGTAGCTAAAACCACATCCTCAGCCCATGCAAAGATACTGACGGTTACTCTGTCTGAGGCACCGTTAGCATGTTTGAGTGGTTGTAAGGTATGTATGATCATATCTCCCATGTCTCTCCATTGAGCCTGGGGGATATTGAGGTAATCATACATCCAAAAGAATGGCAATGTCATGGAACCACCTTGGGAGGTAGTTGGATCCAAAAAGATGTGCGGGCGTTGAGACGCCGCCACAATATCTTGAGAAAAGAACGCTCTATCAACAGTCATTTCGTCCCTATTCCATAAGGGATTATATGACATGATAGCTCGTCCATAATGAAAGCCATTACCATTCAAAATGACTTTAACACATAATTTACATCTAAGATTGTTGTAATTTACAATACGATTCATGACGCGTGGGTTCTGGAAATATAAACTCCACGGGTTAAAATTTTGGTACAGCAAAGTTCCTGTACCCCATTCATATTCACGAATCTTCAAGGGTCTCGAAAAGAAATTTTCCAATCCATCCTGACCTGTTTCCGCTGTGGAAAAGGTTGCATCAGGTTGGCTCATAACTGAATAATCCCAAGTCGATTTCTCATCACTAAAAGTTGTTATCTCCTGTTGTGTCGCGGAGTTTCCGACATTCATTTGTACATTAAATTTACTAAGTCCATTTATTTACAAGGTCAGTAAGTTGACTCATACTTACCGCCCGTTGTACACTTTTTGCACTGGTATGCTCCCCTAAAAAGGGGCTTCCAATACGCACAAAGCCTAATACTTCACACTTGTGTACTCGTGTGTTATATTGGTAACCAATGTGCGCATCAATTTTGCTGACCATCAGTTTTGAAACTGGGTTGGGTTTAATGTCCCCAAATGACATTTTGCCCTAAAAGGGCGTCACAACATTGAATGTTCGTTGCTCATCAGCACCATAGTTATGGTGCCAATCGTGCATACGATCATTATAGGTAGTAGTCAAGCCTGTGCAGATATGATCCACACCGGCACGACGCGCTACCTCTTGCATGAGTTCTCGTTGAGATTCATACTTCTCTTCGCCATGATTGAACCACTCACGTAGTGCACCATCAATGTTCTGCGCGCTAGCTTCCTCCTCAGTAAGAGGATGATTCTTGCAACGCATAAAACAATGTAGTGATTTGTAGATGGAACTATCTGACAACGCACCGACATGCACACCCAATTTTGGATGGTACATGCTAGTACGTTTCAAAAATTCGAAGTCGCAAGCTGGTAAAAAGTCCAACAGCTCAGACTCCTTGTCGGGCATCGTGTAAGTTTGACCGAATTCGGCCAAGAAATGTGAACACCCTTTGATGGTGAAATCAGTGACATTTGGTGAAACAGAACCAATGTTGTCATCTCCATAGGTCATGATAGCGACACTATCCCTAAATGGGGTAGATCGCTCATGACTATAGTAATAACACCTAAGATTCAGAGATCCACAAATACCATTGATAATGACTGTCAATGAATTACCGCTAATATGCGCTCCTTCTGTGAGCCCAATAAGATCACCATTGAACGCGATATAGGCGAAGACGATATCTCCCGTCATGGCTTCCATAACATTCAAATCTTCTTCGCTATAATCACACTCACGCGCAAAATCTATCAATACTCGCAATGCAGCAAAAATCAGTTGGGATGGTAATTTTTGATCGTATTTGCCGTAATCACCGCCAAACAAACGATCCATGCCAAATTTTGTGGCATGTTGATGGAACTCTTCCCACTCTGTTCCATAAGAGTTGATACCCACAGCACACTCGGATACAATAGGATTCATTTGTAGAACCCTAAGTACTGGAAGATAATACTTGCGAATAAGCCACGTCAACGATAATGCATTGCTATAGAAAATGCGACACTTGTCTTTGGACAAAATCTCATCTTTTTTGCACGCTTTCGCAATGGGATAACCCCTCTCACCGCGTTTGTAACAATCTTCTATACGACTAATTTCAGTCATCAGAACATCATCAAGGATGCGATTATTGGGTTTTTCTTCCGTTGGCTCGAGTTCAGTCACGAAATTGCGCTTAGGTCCGCTCAAGGGAAATCCCACAGATGTGTTCAATTTGATAGCATCCATGAATTTCTTCCCGGTTACACCACACAAATTTTCGTGATCAGTGAGGGGTCTGGCATCATTCCACATCACGTGCCGGAAAATAGGCAACAAAGGCTCTTTATAATCACGCACAGCTTTTTGGAGCAATGCGCATGAAAACGGGTGAGCCGGTGTGGCAAGGTTGGATAGACATGTCTGCCACCCATACCAATCAGGATTGAGTTTAGGGCCTCGGTAAATGTTGGGCACACCACAAACTTCTGCCACATGCACGCTGATAGGCGTGTTTTTGACACCAGTTTTGGTGAGAGCTCTGCCAGGACAAGATCCTAGGTATTCGACTTGAGAATCAGTGGGGAGGAAATTCAAAGCACTCTTAGAATGCAGTTCATCACCCCCAACTAATTGGACACCCAATACGGTGGTCTGGAAAACACCAGCCTCACCAGACAAAATAACTCCATCCATCTTCCTAATTGCACTGAGTGCAGCAAAGATTGATTGCTGCGTAATTGCACCATAACATCCGACAGGTGTGCCCTCCGTACCACCTAAGTGGATACCTAAGATAACACTGCCCTGCGTTTCAGAAATGAGAGTAGCACCACATAGTCCACGAAATGTGTTCATAGACAAATTTTGATACATACCCCCATCAAAACTAGATGTGGTGGTGACAATTTGTGGTTGCGTAAGGCCTTTGGCCGTAATCACATTACCACTCTTTTCACGCCACAACATGCGGAAGGGTACGGATGGCATGTGACCAGTTGGGAAGAAATTCAACAGGTTCTTGAAAGATCCACCAGAAGAGACATAGCAAACGCACATATCAGTATCTGGGACACGATGCGCACACGATAAACTCAATATGGCAACAAATTTACCACCAGATGCTTCTGGATTGCGTTTACGAAAGGTACATCGCATTTCATTACCGAAGAACTCAAAATAGTGATATGGAATCAACATGACATTAGATGTCAACATGAGACCATTAACCATACCATTCATTTTGTCACTATGAACTGTACCATACACCAAAGCTTTACTGACAACATCTTGCAACTGACTTGCTGACATTCTCTTTGAAATTTCAGTGATGGGTAAATCACGCTTGACCACATTAGTCCACACGTTCGACTCATTGTCGCGTTGGGTGACATCTGATGGGGTGCGCGGTTCCAAAGAACCTTGGCTCACCTGTTGGTTATTCCTGTATGCTCGATAGGCTCGTGAAAGCCCATAGAGAGCAGCAATACCAATGGAGATGCCACAAATATATTTGGCATATTCATCACGGTATTTCCTGATCATGGGTGTTAGCTCCACATTTCGGTGTCGCAAATCTTCAAACAAGTCATTTTCCACTCTTTCGCGTAACATTCCTCTAGCCCTCATGTAGTGATAGTAGAGGATGAACAACGGTAGAAAACAGATATATTTGAAGAAAAAGACAGCCAAAATGGCAAAGAAACACATGGTCAACTGGAGACGCAGAACTTCGTATGAGTAATTACGAGATAGCTGATCAGAGAATAGCCACCGAAATACTGGTAGAGAGTATTGGTGCTCAAAGCAACACTTCGGAAGCAGAGTCACCCAGTCCCAAGAACTCAAGAGTGCTGAACCTTTTGCATAAACTACTCGGGATGCTTCAAGATCGAGACGATCATACACACCATTTATAATAGGCATTGGATTTTGCACTCCGTAAATCAAACGGCGAATAGATGACACAGTCTCGATACCAAAGTGAGGTTCCTGACAAGGAACACAATGGTAAGGACAGTTACCTTCCAAGTGTATGCATCCTTCATGAGAGCACTTCTTCATTTTGCTTTCACGTTCGCGCATACTTTGGAGCAATGCATCCTGGTTGCGCAAATGTAAAGCGAAATCTTCAATGGCCCATTGAATACATTCACCCATGGAAATGTCTTTCATCTCTTTACCCTGCCAGATGATTGGTTTGTAATCAGCAACAACAGTCAACGAGTTGGGTTGAACTGCTTGTTCTATGGTAACAAACCAAATATCATCAAAAACAGGGGGCGTGTAAGCACCATCGATAGTGTAGTGGTTTCTGACTTTTTCCGAGTCAATGCCGCATGCGACACCATTTTCAATACGTTGGAATTCACGTTTCGCATTCACAGTGATGCACTTCAATCTACGTTGTATAGAATATGGACAATTGGAATAGAGTCCAGCGTCAAGATTCTTTACGTTCGTAGTAGCCATTGCAATCATTGGTTCCACAAAACACTTGCCTTTCGCCTCCAATTCAGCCTTGGGTGCGTAAAACATTTGATTGTTCACAACATCAATTATGGCTTGCGTTGGTGGGCGTTCAACAAATTGAGATTTACCATTTGACATGTCATCAAAAATCATGACGAGCTTGTCAGTGGTCCAATTAGACATGAATTTATCACCAGCATTGTATGCACAGCGATATTCCTTACCAATGGGCAAATCTTGACTAATTAGTACAGCATCGAGGAGCTGATCACCCAATGTGGTCTTTCCTTGACTACTAGCACCAAACAATTCAATGCCCCATGGCGAGCGCCTGACACCTGAAGCCAATTTCATGGCTACAAATTCATTTTGCATACGAAGAACTTTTTGGAACTTATCCAACACGAGTTTCTTATCGAGACCTCTGAGAGTATCAGACAAATTTTTAAGAGCAGATGAAAGTCTATTCAATCGTTTCTCAAATTCTTGATCTGACATATCAGCAAATTTGCGCAAATTACCATTTCGCACCAAGTCGTACCAAGCAGAAATTTGTGCGAATTCGGTGTCTAATTCCATTGATGTGCGATCATTGACCAAAAGAGGCTTCAAAGAACCTGTTTGGAAACAAAGATACGCACCTTCAACAAAAAAGACAACAGTCTCAAACATAGCATCAGCGACGTCGAAAGCAGACATATGTCTATCGGCAATTTCAGGTTCGAAAATCTTAAATTTGCCAAGATTAAATGTCAAATCAGAGATGTCACAAAGACCCAAGGTAACTAGGCAACCAAGCAATTTCGATATTTGGCGAAAGGCTCGATTCGATTTGCATAGCTGCCAATTGGTACGGACGTCACGAAGACAATCTAACCAATCTGGTGTAACATTGGATTGGGGTGTAATCAAAACTTCATCAACGAACTCACTAATGACTTTGCACATAGACGATGTGAAACGTCCTTGCAACCACGTCAAAATTGAAGTAGTAACTCCGAGAGCCGTTGTTTGTTGGGAAAGATTCACGATGAGAAGAAGGAGACCTTCAACTTCACGCAAAATCTTGTCGGGAATGTCCACTTTCGAAAATTTCGAAAGGGCATCAAGAGCGAAGGACGCAGTGGTAATGGATTCAAGTCCAAAATGAGGTTCCAAAGTTAACTTTGGAGCCTCCTTCCACTGCTGTGAGTGTTTCCACTTCTTGTTGTCCACGTATGGACGACGAGAAGAGGCACTCTCATTTTGGGTTTTGCGTCGGTAAGAGGACCGACGTTGTTCTTTCAAAGAACTTGGATCGACTTGTTGAAGAGCCATTTTGCC